TGTAAACTTTCATAATACTACCGCCAGAAATACGCCTAATGCAAGGCCTACAATAGCTGCAATAAACAATATTATACCGAAAATTGCACGAAAGTATACAAAATCTGTAGCCATCATTTCAAAATCTTTGCGTTTCATCCTTCATACCTCAATATTCCATTCCAAGGATACGAATAATATGCGTTGGTGCAAATCTCTCTACCTGATTGATCTCCAGACCTGCCACCTCTAACCGTTCCTTTTTCGTTTATATGCGCACCCACGTTCATTTCGTTACCAATATATATTTCAGTGTGGTTTGCTGTATTCAGGAGTATATCACCTCTTACGCATTCGCTAGCTGAATTTCCTTTTCCTGCTAGCCACTTGAAGCCAATTGCCGTGAAGTCTCTAATCATCGAATGCGTGTTTCCATCATGTACTGGTAGGTCGAAACCACCACCAACGCGGAAAGCTTCATACACAAGCGAAGAACAGTCGTAGTCAGGTCCCCAACGGTAGTCCCAATCATATCCATGAGATGCATCCTCTGCAACAGCAATAGCCCACTTGATTGCCCCCTCGACTCCGATTCCACCCGGTGCAACGCTTCCTGCGCCAGCGTTAAGATTCACGGCCGATATCTTTTCGAACATCGTGCATTTAGTCCACGAATACCGTGATCGGTTCAACACGTACACGTTCTGTTCCCATGTTCCTATGGGCTTGAACCTATAGAACATGGCATCGTTGAAATACACGTACCCGTCATCACCTATCGTACCTATATAGGCGTTTTCTATTCCAGTTGTTTTTATTGCCGTTATAATAATAGGTTCTGCCATGACATTCCTACTTAATCTTGCAAAGCGCTTCTAGGTATTTCTTAGCTGCATGAATATTTTCTATCCATCCTGTTCTTGGAGATGTTCCGTAATTTCCGTATTTGAGAACCAATACAGACCAAAACACCCTTATTAAATGATCACAGTCAAATTGCAAGAAATGTCCTGGTATAGGAGCATTTGCACGATTTTCCTTTTCACATTTAGCTAGATATTTATGAATACGCTTCAATTCTTTTGCATATCCATTATACCATGCTATGCAATACAACGCTTTGTCGGTTTCATTAAGCTTCATCTCAGCCCCATTCTCACGATGTCCCTGAACCATTTATAAAGCTTCTGGCTTTCGTAGAACAAACATCCAGAATCGTAAGCTTTCTTTAGTTCCTTCAAATGGTAGTTGTTCTTGAATCCACGTAGAAGGAACGTGTTAGGTTCCTGCGTTTCCGTGGTTACGGCATACACCGTTCTGCACTGTTTGTCAACGCTTTCGCTTATGTAGAACTTGCAGTTACGGTAGTCTCTCCACACACCTATTAGGTTATCGTAGTAGATCAACGTGAACTGGTATTCAGCGTCCTTTGTTTTCTTCTCTATGAACGTTCGATTGTCTCTCAGGAACCTGTTCTCAACTGCGTAAGCTGCGTATTCGGTTCCTGCGATAGCCTGATAGAACCTTGTTTTCTTCTTTGCCTCTATCAGGTCTGGGGGTGCGCACATCTGAACCAGAAACTCGCCCTTCTTGATTATGTCGCTTCCATAGGGCAAGTCAAGGTTTAGGAAGTCGAAGTAAGGATTGGACGAGGATATGGCATTTCCTAAAAACCACACCGTCACGTCGTAGTCTCTCGAACCAGGCCTTGCCACGGTTTCGTAGAACTCGAAGAACGCCGTCACCTCGTCTGGCAGGTACCTTTGCTGCGAAGTCGTGTCGTCTATGACGTACTCGTCAAAGATGATGTCCGTCACGTAGTCCAGCGCATCCGATTTCAGCTTGCGCGCGGTTGAGAGGGCTGCCGCATAACCGCAAACCTCCTTGTCGATGTGCAGCAAGTTTGCCTCGCACCATAGCGCATGCCCTTCGTATTCGGTCTGCACATGGTTGAAAAGGCGGCCGGACTTCTGCGTTGTCAACGTCTTCAGTTCTTCCTCGCTTCTACGCAGGTAGATGAACCGCCCCTTGCCCTTCATGTAGCGGTCGATGTCGTCTTTCAGCTTGCCATAGGTCTTGCCGCACCCACGTATGCCGTTCACGAAGTTGAAAAGGCAGTTATGGCTTCTCGTCCTGTCGAAGTCGATGTACTTTTGCACTTTTCGTCTCCTTATGAAGCGAGCGCCCCATCATGACATGCAAGCGGGGCGCTCAAAACAGGTTTCGCTACCGATAGGGAAGGTACAGAGCGGGCCTTTCTCCGTTCGACCTGTGCATCTTTTCAGGACGTGCCCCACAGAATCGAGAAACCAGCTTACCTAACGGCGCAATGACATCATACATCAAAACGTGTTCGAGTTCAACCTTCTTTGCATTTCCCTCACGCACGCTGACGGGCGAGACAGCACGCCGTCCTGCTCGGTGCCGAGGTAACGCTGCAAGGCGCGGCACGTGTTCGGCCCGAAGTAGCGGTCTGCCTCCACGCCCACCTTGGACTGGAGCGCGGCGATCACGTCGGAGCCGCCCCGGCCCACCTGCCAGGCGGTAGACGGGACGCCGCCTATAGCGTCCATGTCTCGCCTGTCCTGGTTGGACACCACTCCGTCCTGTTCCGTCCCGAGCGTCGCCTGCAACAGACGCACCGTGTCGGGGCCGAAATACCCGTCCACGTCGATCTTTCCCGGCTGCGGCCTGCTTTCCGAAGCGGTGTCCCAATATGGGGACACCACGCCCGCCACCACCGAGTAGTCGCGCGTGCGCCTCCACACGCCGTTGCCGTTCGACTGCTTGCCTGCTGCGGAACCCGAAGTGTTGCCCTCTATGGTCTGCAGGTACGTGCCATAGTTCTTCTCCACGATTCCCACGTGGTCGGTGGCCGCGCTGGAAAAGTTCCAGTCGAACACCACGATGTCTCCCGGACCCGCATGCCCCGCGTCGGTCACGCGCCCGACCTTGCGTGCGGCTGCCAGGGTAGAGTCCGTGTTGTACGAGGGCGCGCCCGGGAAGTCCACACCGGCCTGCGCGAACACCCAGGACACGAAGATCATGCACCACCACACCTCGGTGGACGGGCCTGCAAGCCAGGACTCGCCCGTCACGTCGGCCATCCATCTCCCGTACTTGCTTCCCGGCTGGGGGTCGTCCGGGGCATAGTACCCTATCTCTCCGGCAGCGATGCGCAGCACGTCGTTAGGCGTCCCCATGGTCGATCACCTCCACTTCCGCAACGTCTTCGAAAGAAACCGAGTTTTCCGGGTTTGGCAGGTCGTTCGGCCTTTCCATGCCTCAATCCTCCTTTTCCGAATCGAAGAACTTCAAAAGCCTGCTGCCAGCAAGCGCCGGGCTTATCTTCGCCACGTTCTCCATGACGCTTGCGACCTCCATCAGTATGACGATGACGCAGACGGGAATCAGAAGCGGCATGTCGAAGCCAAGACCCGGCACATGCCTGACCGTGAACTCTACGAGCCATGCCACGAAAACCACGATCAGGAGCGCGGCCTTGTTGAATATGCCGTCCCTCATCTTGGAAGAGTTGACGCACCGGTTCTTCAACGCGCCCATGAAGCCCGACACGATGTCCAGCAACATGAAGACGCACGACAACCCCATGGCCCACAGTTGAGTTCCATCCACGATTTCCATTCTATCCCTCCAAATACCAGTTGTCGGATATGTTGAACATGTGCCCGTTCGTGTAGTGCAGCACCCCCGGCTCTCCCGATATCGTCCCGTCAGGCATCACCGTCACGACTGCGAACGTCGAACCCGGCGTGTCGGGAACCTTTATGACCGACTTCTTCACGTTCGGCATGCCCGTCACATCGATGCTTCCGGACACCGCCGTCGCAGAAACCAGGAAGTCACCTTCCGCCGTCTGCAGGCCAGCGCCTGAAAGCACTTCCCCTTCCGCCGTCTGCAGGCCGGCTCCTGAAAGCATTTCCCCTTCCGCCGTCTGCAGGGCGACGCCTGAAAGCACTTCCACTTTCGTCTGCGTCATCGTCGCCGACGAAAGGGCGGACGCTCCAACCAGGTCGTCGTACTGTCCGGCCGTCAGCCCTGCCCCCACCATGGGAGACGGGCTGGAAACGAGGTTCCCCACCTGACTGGTGGACATCTCAACGCCATCGACCGCATTCGCCGTTTCCGTGGACAGCGTGGCCTGCGTCAACGCCTTGGACGTTTCCGTGGACAGCGTGGCCTGCGTCAACGCCTTGGACGTTTCCGTGGACAGCGTGGCCTGCGTCAACGCCTTGGAAGTCCCCGTCGAGATTCCCGTGACGACCTCCACCGCCTTGCTTTCCGCCGTCACGTCCACCACGACCTCGTAGGACGCACCAGGCACGTCGCCCGTCGGCTCGATCGGGCATATGAAGCGGACGGGGTTCTTCGGCCTGCATTCCTCCGGAAGAACCCACATCCTGCCGTCCGCTCCCGCCGTGCAGTCCCCGAGGAACTGCACGGTGTTCATCGAAGTGAGCATGAAGACGTTCGAGGTGGAGGCGGAACCGACCAGTTCCGCCACGTGGCTTCCGTTGAAAAGCGAGAAGAAGTTGGGGTTTCCCCTGTCTGGAACTTCCGCCATGGCCATTACACGCTTCTAACAGCCTCGAGAAACTTCTCTTCCGGTGCGTTCATCAATGAAGTCAGTTCCTCCACCCCCATGTCTCCGAAGTCCTTAAAATAGATAGGAATGGCAAGTATGTCTATGTTGACATATTCATCAGTCCACGGTGTGGACAGGGCAGAGAAGCTACACGAGCCATCGGGTTCCAGCCACATGTCAGCAACGTTTATGCGGTCTATGTCGTTCTGCCCAACACGCGTGGATGACGTGATGCCTATGAACGTCACCTTCACGGTCGAAGACGGTTTCTTGAACGGTATGCTGCCCGCTTTCAACGTCACGCGCTGCCCGCTTTCGCCGGTCTGCGTGGTCACCTGTATGCGCCCGTATACCTTGCCGTATGTCCCGTCCTGATTGAGGGCGTAATTGATCACTGAATTCCGAATAGTCAACCCACTGGATGGCGTCATCAGCGTCTGTGTTACCTGCCCGAACTTCACCAGTTCGAACCGGCTTTCCAACGAATTTGCCTTTGAAAGCGCCTGACTTGCGTCTGTCTGGGCGTTCGATGCTGCGGATGACGCGGCTGCTGCATCTTGCGTGGCGCTTTCAGCCACGGAAATCGCCGTGTTGGCCGTAACACTTGCATTCTCCGCCATTTTCTGGACGGCAGCGATCTGTGCCGTCTGTTCCGTTATTTTGTTGTTGTTGGACGCAACGCCCGTGTCGATCTTGGACATTGCCCCGTTGAAGTCCCCAAGCCATGTTGGCTTGTCCGTCGCAGCGAATTGCGGCAGCTGCAAAAAAGGCGTTTGTTCGGTAGCGCTCATTCTTTCCTCCTAGTTTCCGTCCTGCACGGGCAAATCCGTGTTGCCGTCAAGCAGCGTCGCGTTGTAAAGGTCGAACTTGTAAGCGGTCGCATCGTAGCCGTCGATTTCCTGTGCGGTCTTCTCGAACGAATCCATCTTGCCGGCATTGTAGGCATAATACCTCAAGAAGTCGTATTGCCTGTCAAGTTCCTCCTGCAGCGGGCATATGCCCCCACCTGTCTGCGACCGAACCAAGACCTTTCCCACGGTCGCATTCACTATCAGCGATTCGAGGTACTTTTCCAGGATATAGTTCTGGTCGTCCGAATAGTCCTTGGCTCCCTGCACTTCCTTGTCAACGTACACGTACAACGCCGACAGTTCCTTCTCTATGTCCTTTATGACCTGCTGAATCTGCTCGATGGTGGCGCTGTCGCCAACCACGTCTATGAGTTCGTTCAGCTTGTCGACGACCTTCGCCAGGACTTCGTAGTAAGACAGTTCGTCGGTGTACACCGCAGGAAGCACCCTTTGCGTGAAGAACCTCAAAGGCGGTATCCTTACGTCCGTCGCCATGTTCCCTCCTTTCACCATATTGTCATGAAGCATTGGGCCAGTTCACGGTCATGCACCACGTCGTTGTCGATGTTTAGGAACGTCTCGCGGTACAGCTTCAGAAGTTCCGACTGCGGGCGGGAATATCCCGTCTCGTCCCTCTGAACCATGTTGTCGTAGCTTCCCGTGCTTTCGTTCGACGCCTTGCCGCTGGCCGTTTCCGTGTCGAACGTCGCGTTCGTGGCGTATTCCAGGCTCTTCACCTGCTCCGGTATCATCTGGCTTGCCGGCGTGTCCTGGTAGACGTTCTGAGTGTCGGTTGACGATTCCGTGGTTCCCGAGCCCATGTTCTCGGACGTCCCCCACGCATGTTCCGTGTGGGACAGGTTGCGGTCGCCCAAAGGCTCCATTCCAAGCGCAAGCAATTCGGATTCGTAAAGCTGATTGTAATACGGCATTATCAGATGCATGGCGTCTCTCACGAACATGCGCCATCTCGCAACCGTCTCGGCACCTATCTCGCGCGTGTAGTAGTGCCGTATGATCTTGTCGTTCAGAACCTTTCTGTGGGCTTCTTCGAATATCGGATAGTCTGCAAGCCCCACTTCCGAATACACGCGATCCCACATGGATTCCTCGTGCGGAGCGCCGATGTCGTCAAGGGCCTGTTCCACCACCCATCTAAGCTGTGTCGTGTACCTGCTCATCTTCCACCCTTCAATGCCGCCTTGAGCGCCTGCCAGAGATTGCCTCCACCATACCCTGTGTTCCCTCCCTTGTCAACCGTCCCGCTCTCCATTCCTGCGACGGGAACCGCACCTTCCTTGTCCGTCCTGATGTACATGCCGCTTCGGAAGTCAACGTCGATGTCCAGCCCGAACATCTCGTTCACTTCCTTGCAGAACTGTTTCCTGCTGTTCAGGCGAGTGAACCTCTGGGCTTCCACGTCGCCCATGTTGCCCATGACCTCGGGGGACACCATGCGTTCCTTCTTGTCCGTGTTCGTGTTCTCGATGCCCAGGTACGTGAGCGCCTCGTTCCAGATCTGGTGCTTGACAACCTGTATCTTGTCGGCCACGTAGGGCGAAACGGTGTCCAGCACCTCCACGCCGGTCAAGTCCAAGTCCTTGTCTGCCCAGCACACCGGCATGAACCCGTCCACCTGCGCGAAAAGGTTCTGCAAGGAGAGGCGCTGCTTCTCGGTGCATTTCACGATGCGCGGCGTCTTCTGCTGGGCTATGTTGGTGTACACGCTGCGCTCGCACTGCCACAGCATCTTGGCATACAGGTCGAGTTGAAGGAACGTGGGGGTGCCTATGTTGTCGTTGAAGCAGATCACCGAATTGGTTATGTCGAACTTCATCGTGGCATGGTTGGGGTCTACCGTGTACGCCCAACGCTCCTTGGGAACGTTGTAGATGTCGAAGGGGCCAGCCATCACCATTCTCAGCATGGCATAGCCATCTGGCGAGCGCTGTTCGGGGTCTTCCTTGATGGCCTCGTCGTACACGAACAGGCACATGCCGTTCGCCAAAAGCCACCTCTCCACCACCCTCTCGTTTACGCCCTTCGGGAGGTTCTTCCATTCGAAGACGGAAACGGCCAGGTCGTACAGACGCCACATGTAGGACAAATACGTCTCGTCGTTGAGCCAGTCGTTCTCACGCTGGACGGCGTTTCCAGCGACTCTCTTCGGCACCCTTCCGTCGGGAAGCCTGAATCCCTCGTACATTCCAGGGGTAAGCATTGCATGTCCTCCATCAGACTATCGAATTGTCAAGCGCGTAGTTGCCCACGTCGTTCACGTGCCAGAAGGTGATGCCTCGATCGAACAGACGGTTTATCTGCGCCAGCGTTCCGGCTGGAACCTTGCCGACAACGGATGCCCCGTTCGTCTTCACGTAGTTCCAAGACCTGCGGCCCACGACGTTGGGAACCTTGATTTCGCCAACGCTGTAGCCGTACATGGAAAAGTAGTCGTCTATGACCCTTGCTATCTCGGCGCGCGGCCTGTACACCCGAAACCAAGTCTGGTACATTCCCGAGTTCAAGGACTGCGCCGAAGACGATATTGTTCCCTTGAGGGTGTTCGGCGACAACGAAGCCTGTGCCAGACCTGCCTTGGCGTTCCTGTACTGGTTCTCCCATGCGGTTTCCGAATTCGCCAGGGCATTGGCCGAACTCGCCACGCCGCCTATGGCAGAACCCACGGCCCCGACGCCCGCACCGAGGGCAGCACCCCATCCGCCTCCTACGATCGCTCCGCTCATTGCCCCGCCTACGGCTCCCTGGGCTATCGAGGCCATCACCGAAGTGGCGTTCGTCTCCAAGTTCGTGGAAAACGAGTTCCGGCTGTTCGCAATGGATGCGCTCAGCTTCTCCCCGTAACCGCCGGAGTACATGTTGGCGAACGTCTGGTAAACCCATGTGACGGTAGGCCATGACGGGAGGGATATGCTCAGATCCTGTCCCTCTCCGCCCATCCCGTTATAGTCCATCGGATACAGGAACGGCGACGTGTCCGGTTCCCATGCCGACACCTCGCTGAAATTCAGGGTGGCGGCAGAACCCCTTCCAAGCCCCTTCACGGAGGAAAAGTATTCCAGCGAATACTCCTGTTGCGAAATCGAGGTGGTTGCCACCAGCTTGGAGAACGGGTAGGTGAAAAGCTTGTTGTTCTTGGGAACGTACCCGTCGCAGTCGTCGAACGACACCGTGAACGAGTGTTCCCGGACGGCAGCCGTGGAATCGACCCTGTTCTTGAGCCAGAACCCGAACCCGTCGTCCTTGTCGTACAGGCGGAACACCCCTCCCCATGAAACCATCCAGAACGGAACCATCCACGCATCGGCCACGGCGTCCTGCTGCCCGTTGTTCGACAGCGCCAGCATGAACGATTGGAAGTCAGCCAGCGCGTCATGTCCTGACATGTTCGCGAACACGGAACGGGAAGACCCGGAATTGAGCAACCCGTACAAATCTCCCTTGTTGTTCACGTATCCGCTGGAAGTCGGTTCCACCACGCATGAAACCACGGTGACCCAGCTACCCTCATCCAGTATGTCCAGGCTCTGCTGCTTGAGCATTCCCGGGTTTATGCCCTCGTCCCTCAGATTCCTTCCTATGGAATCGTCGTTCACATGCTCCCTGTCCACCATGCACGCTTTCACGGTGCAGTCCGGAAACCACGTCTGCATGATGTCAAGGGAAAGGTGCAGCCTTGACGAGTTGGGATTGACGTATTCCACGTCCGTTATGAAGGAGTAGAACCACCTGTCACCGTAGTTCTCGTTCTTGAACATGCAGTAATTGTACCCGTACAAAGTCTCGGCATTGAACGGCACCACTATGGAATCGTCGACCCGCTGGTATGTGTAGTCCTCTCTCCTTAGCGACATGGGGCAGAGGGCGGCGAAATACTGCTGTTGGGAATCCCTGTCGGAGAAGTACCGCACATGCCTGTACGACGGGTCGAAGGGAACGGTGCCTATGTAGACGTTGGTTGACGGTTGAAACGGCATGAAGGCCTCCCGAATGCGAGGGACTTGGAACAGCCCCTCGCTCTCAGACTACTTGGATACGGTGATCGTCGCGGAAGCCGACTTCTTGGCGTCCGCAATGCTCGTTGCAGTCACGGTAAGCGTCGTGGCCGTCTCGTCCTTGGCGACGTGAACCTTGCCGGCGTCGGAGACGTAGGAGCCCGAAGAGGCGTTTCCTGCAAGCGTCCACTGAACGCCCTTGTTGATCACTCCGGTCCCCGTCACGGTCGCCTCGATGGCCAGGTCTGCTCCCCTGGGAAGGGTGGCAGCCGTGGGCGAGACGGCGACGGCGGTGATGGACGAAGCCACGTCGGAAAACGCGACGGCCTGGTTGAACGGGCTGATGGAGAACGTCTTCCACACATGGTAGTTGTAGTTCCAGTACAGGCCCTTGCCGTTGTAGTTCTCCGTCATCTTCTCGAAGTTGTCCCAAACCTGCCAGAAGTCGCGGGATGTGGTGATGGCCGGGACGCCTTGAAGAACCTCCACCTCGTCTTCCGTCCAGGGGGCAAACGACGGGTCGGTGACGCCGTTCTCGTCGGTGAACAGGTCTTGCAAGCGCTGCCAATCCATGTCCACGAAGGAATCCACGGCAACCACGCGCCCGATGAACTGCGCGTAATCCAGATTGTACGCCCTTGCCAGGACGTTCAGGTCCATAACGGCCTCGAACGCTGCGGTCACGACGATGTACTGGTCTTCGATGTTCGTGTGCGTGGTCACGCCGGACATGGTGTACTTGTTGCTTTGGAACTCCAAGAGCCGCGCCGTCTGGCGGAAAACCGTGGCCACGTCAACGGCGTTCTCCTTGGTGGCGCTGGGAATGGACACCGACTGGACGTACCCGTTGAGAATGGCACGCGCCAGCATGTACTTCATGACCAGGTACTCGTCGGTCTGGGCCGAGGTGTACACGCTCTCCACGATGGCCGCGATGAGGTCTGAGATTCCCTGCCAGGACAGGAACGCCTGACGAAGCTGGTCGTCGGTGATTGTGATGGGGTAGTACTTCTGGAAGTTCATCGTGTGGAACGCCGCGCGCACGTCCGGGATAGTGCGCTTGAACACGTCCTGTTCGGCCTTGGAAGGGCTGAACTGGTACGGACGCGCCAGGTTCACGAAGATCTCTTCCACCGTCTCGCCGAACTCGAGGCGTCCCTTCTTGAACGCCGACCACGGATTGGTGTACATCTTGGACGAGATGATGACGAACCCGATACGGTTGACGAGCGCGTCCAGGTACGCGTTCGCGGCAGGCGTGTAGTTGAGGATGTAGTCCCCGATCTTGTGGATAGTCTCGGTGGTTCCCGAAATGCTAATGGTTCCGTCCCCGGCCCTCTCGATCACTCCGCGTGCAAGGAGCGGGTTCGCCAGTTCCGGGGTTTCCTCCATCAGCGCGGTGGTCACCGCCACCGGGTCGATCTTCGTTTTCGCCGGCACGGTGCTTGTCTTGGTAGGCATGTGCATCCTCCTTTAGTTGATTCTGTCGTCCCACAGCGCCGCGAAGCCTCGCGGGCGGGATTCCTTCTTGATGTCCGCCGCGTGGCGGTCGATGATGTCCTGGCGGTCGGTGATTCCCTCGCCGGAATCGAAGAACCTGTCCGCGTAGCGCTCCTTCCAGGAATCGCGGTCGGCAATCGCGTCGTCGCGCTCCGCCGCAAGACGGTCGCGCTCGGCCTCGAGGCCCGCATATGCGTCCCGGTTGTCCCACCTTTCGTCCAAATCCGCGGCGTCGCGGTCGATCTCGGCGGCCATTTCGAGGCGGCGTTCCTCGTCCGGCTCCATGGCCAGTTCGCGCAGGGTGGGCTCGTACCTGCTTGCCATTTCGTCCTCCTATTCGTGAATCGTGAAAACGTCCTCCACGAGTATTGTACCACCTTTCACGTCCTTCGGGCGCAGCTTCCCCGCAAACTGTCTGCCGAACGCGAAATTCTCCATCGTGACGCCGGAATGGCAACGCGACGGCATCCCGGCGCAATGCACGGTGAGCGAGCCTGCTTCCTCGAAGCAGTAGGACTTGGCGCGCAGCGCCTTGAACCTGTCGAAGCGGTGTTCCAAAGCCCATTTTCCAAGTTCCACGCCGTCAACTTCCATGCCGTCCGGCATTTCGTCGCCCAGGAAGTAGTTGGAATCCGTGTCCGAGTACAGCCATCTATGTTTGTTCGCCTGCGCCGCCCTCACGGTGAACGCACGGGCATATGCGGTTATGAACGCACCGACGGGAAGGTAGACGGCCTCTTTTCGTTCCTCGTCCAGCAGCGCGTACTTCACCACCCCTTCGTCCAGATACGGCATGCGGGACTGCTTGACCGGATTGGTCGCCATCTTTCCGTAAAGGGAGTTCAGCTGAAGCTTCGCAATGGTTCGCATTCCAGGGTTTCCCTCTACCGTCGCCCTCTGCTTGACCTCCGTCCACTCCCTCACGTAATCCTTGAAAAGCAGCGTGGAACCCTTGAACTTGTAGCCCCTCACGTAGCGCACGTCGTGAACGTCGTACTGCTCGAAAAGCATTTCCAAGTCCACCGACGTGAGGCACAGGGGCTGCAGCCCGCCCGAATCCCTTATGTACTCCGTCTCTCCGAAAAGCCTGTTCCCCTTGAGTTGCATGCAGGGGATGTGACCTTCCTTCACCGTGAAGTCGGCTTCCAGAAACTGTATGTAAAGCGGCATTTCTGGGTCTTCTACGTAAGAACCCTCATAGGCTTCAGGCTCCCCATACGGAAGCACTTCGCCATGCACCGAAGCCATCACGGAAGGATACAGCGAGTTCACGTCGAAAGACAGGCCTGGGCCGACGATCTTTCCCGCGAACTCTGGATTCGCCATCACGAACCCTCCCTTGTAGCACCCTCCCTTCCTCAGATCGAGGTCGTAGTCGGGCTCGGGGTACCAGTCCCGGAACCGCTTCTTCCCACCTATCGACTTCACGTAATGGTGGAACGCGTTCGACCCTGCGGTTATGCGCTTCATGTCCCTTTCGTACATTTCCTGCAAGGCCAAAGCCACTATCTTCACGTCGTTGGCTACGTATGCCCTTTCCTTGTCGGTCAGGACGTGTCCCGGTTCCCGGGCTTCCAGATAGTCTATGTCCAATTTCTCGATTGACAGGCCGAACGCCTTTGGAATGGATGCGACCGGAAGGGGTATCACCTTGAGGGAATCCAGGAACTCCACTGCAGCTACGGGGGTGAAGTAAAGCTTTATGCTGTAGAACTGACCCATGTCGCTTATAAGGGTCGTGAACGTCTTGTGTCTGGCATCGTCCTTTCCTGCAACCCACGTCCACCCGTTGGACAGAAGGTGGTGCAGCAAGAACTTTCCGTCGAACTTGAGGTTATGGAAATACACCCTCGAGCCCTCCACCGCCCTGCACCACGAAACGAACGATTCGATGTCGTTTCCGAAACTCACGTTCTCGGCGTCTCCGACCTCGCTTGCAGCCCATGCCCATACCCTGCAGTCGTCCGGATCTGCCGTGGTTTCGAAGTCAGCCGCATACGTCGGCACATTGCAAACCTCGCTTCCATCCCATAATCCACCGTCCCAAGTCAAGGCCCATATGTCTTTGTACTCCATCACACGGCCCTAACGTTCATCCAGTAACCCAGTATTTTCTTCATCTTTGCTTCCCTTTCCTGCGGGCCGTAGATGTACGAGATGCTAGGGGAATCCTCGATGGCCTTGACGAGGGCCTTCCAATAGTCCTTCGCCATCGTCAGTATGGTTTCCTCGATACGTTCGATATCGGCATCATGCTCGGGAAAGCCTCCGAAAACGCTCCACAGGGCTTTCATGTAATTGGTATAGTAACGCCGCACCTGTTCCTCGTTGCTCATGTTGAGTTGACGCGATTGCGTCTCTATGAAACGCCTTATCGCCCCGGCTCCCAACGTTGACACCGGGCGTGTGTCCCTGGAAAGGGCAGCCTGCTTCAGATTTCCGGCACCCGCCGTTGGCTGAACCACTCCCTCTGCCTTGGCCCTCATGCTCTTTTTCCTCTCCCGCACGCTTCGCAGCACGGCGTACTCGTGCCTCTCGTAACGGGTGACGATGGAGCCGTCCTGCTGCTGCACCGGCTCCAAGGCCTTGGGCCTCGTCACCCTTGTCAACCTGTTCACAGTGTTCTTCAACGCACGTGCGGTGGTGATGGACGACTTCAGTTCCTTGTACGAGACTTCCTGTGGAAGGTAGACGTGCGCAAGAGGGTCGGCTTTCGCAGCCCTGCGAAGGGCGTTGTTGTACTTTCGGACTGCAGAGTTCAGCCTCCTTAATTGATTTTCATTCCATGAAATTCTATACTCTCGGGACATTCGTACGCAACCTCCGTCAAATCGTTGATTATCAGGAATCCCCGCGTCTCTATCTTCCTGTACAGGCTAAAGTCGGCAAGCACGTCCAAGCTCATATTGAATTTGAAACGCCTCGTCATGGAATCGTTCAACCAGTCCCTGTTCGCTTCCAACCCTTTTCTGAACTTGACAAGATGCGCAGGACTTGAAAAGAAGAACTTGTAAACTCCCACGAAACAGAAATACGGGGATTCCTTGAGGTCATAGCATATACCGTTCTTGGTAAGCGTCATTCCGCACCTCCTTTCAATATGGAAAAGCCCTGTGCTTGGAAACGACGGGAACCATGCAGGAGTTCAGGTAGTAGACCAGGCCGCCCGCACGCACGTTCCCATAAGCTTCCAACAGCGGCATGACATCTTCCATGTCATCCCTCTTCACGGGATACTTTGTATCCTTCGTGAACATATATTCGAATTTGCCTGTTTCAGGGTGTGCAACGAACACGCTGACTCCCTGTGGCACCGATTCCGTCCAACAACTCACAGACGTGTTCAGCACCCTGCACATCGAAACGTACAGAAACTCGCTCAACAGGTCCTTGTCAGCCATGGACAACATGTCTTCACGATTGTACATTATACCTCCATAAGGAAGCCTCCATTAACATGGAGGCCTCCCACCGCGCCTTATTACGTCACATTTGCAGGGTCAGCATCGACCCTTTCCCAACTGGCTTTTCCTTTACCGTCACCTCGAGCGGCGGGTCCCATGTGGGTTCACCGTAAACGGCAACGAGTTTTCGGATGGCCGAGAACATCCCCACCGACACGCACTCGTAAGATGCGCCCTTATCATCGATGAGAACTATTCTGGGGACGTTTACGATCTCCCCTGTTTCTTCGTTCATCAATTCGATAGTCTCCGCATACAGGTCTTTCACCCTGATTTTTTTATTGATACAGGATTTTAGCTTGTAATCCGGATTCGTGGCAGCGTTGAACACGATGGCCTTGGACGCAGCATCCTCCGCTTTTACAGAGCACACTGCTTTCAAGCTGTCGCCTCCGACAAGTTCGGAGACGTCGTATTCGCGAATGCCGATCTCGGAAACCTCATCGGCAACCACAATGTCAGTAATCTCAGTCATTGGTGATCTCCTTTTCCTCGATCACGATGCTTTCGTCCAAGAACTTGTCAAGGGGCATGGCGTGCTTCACCGTCTTCACGGGCTTCCAAACCACCGTGCATCCACGGGGAACGGCCGTTCCCGTGGCCTCCATCAGGGCCGCACGGGCCTCCCCCTTGTTCATAGCGGTGGAATGGGCGGTGCATTCCGCAACGACGTTCAATCCCACCTCTCCGTCGGATTCGCACACCGAATACGCAGTGACCTCGTATTCGGTCATGGTGCGGGTAACGTTTTGCATTGCTAGATTCCTTTCTGTTTGGGGGTACATCCTACGCTCAATATCTTAACATGCATGAGAATATGAGTTTTCGGAAAATTCAACTTTTCATAAAATCTACACAAGATATCCAACAAGTTTCTTACAAGCATCAAGCATGAATTATCCTTAAATCGCACACAAGACTATGACAACTGCACACATCAACATTCCCAGAAACCTGATCAAAGATTTGAGAGGTTTAGGCATGTAAAGCCATGCCTCCTCAATAGTAAGTTCAAAAACTTTCATATCCATCGCCCCAATAGTCCACGCCAAACCAATCATCGAAAATCGATATCAGGCAATAATACGTATCCCAATACCCGTGATTACCGGGCAAAAGCCTGTCGGCCCCCTGGGCTAAATGCTTGCATTGCCTGATGTAGTCCTCGAACTTGGCCATGTAGTAGGCCTCTATCTTGTCTTGGATAGTCATTGCATGCCTCCTACACATAAAAGGCATTTACATCGACATCAGGATAAACCTCATGGCAGTAATCACGCCAATGAAAATCCGCTGTACCGTCATTCTGGTCAAAATCCCTTACACCGGGCCATCGTGCATACCGTTCATCCACTGTCTCGCGTTTGATGATTTTAGTTATAAGTTCTGCGTCTTCGGAGTTTCTGAGGGGCACGATTACCATGCCCATAACGCTATTTCCGTGTTCCACATTTGAATACCTAGTTCCAGCGCCACCTTTGGCAGCAAAGAAATACTCACCCGTTCTCTTAAGATAAACGCCTTCCTGAATAGACCAAATATCTCTCGGAGAAAAGCATTCGCCATCAATGATCGACTTTGCCGTTTCAGTATTGTAACGACGTCCGAAAATTCGCTTTTCCATGGTTAATACCTTTCACTAAAATTGTCCAAAATGCGAGGTTGTTGCGTTCCTCTCTTTACCAAGTAACGACTCGATGGGTGAGTGCGCACAGACGCGAACATTCGCCGTTTCCAAATAGCACGCAACCTTCGCAGTTGACATTTTCAACGGGTACCCCCTCTACGATGCCATTCGCAAATGCGTATTCCTTCTCAACATCTTCAACGCCGAGCGCCGCTATCTTGCGCATTTCGCGCGCGTCATAGTCCCGAACGAAACTACAATAATCTTGAACGAACGCGTGAACGTGCTTCAACGTGGTGACGCTGTAATCATAGCGAGGGAGCAGATAAACGCGCATCTTGCAATACACGGCGACGCGACTAGAATAGCTATGAAGAACAAGCGCGTTTTCAAGGTTCAGAACCTCGCCGCTTGCAAGCTCAATGGTGATGTTCTTTTCCTCGGTGACGTATGCGCTCATGTTGCGGAGTTTCATTGTTTGCCCTTTCATGGTTAATACCTTTCACTAAAATTGTCCAATACAGCATTCGCAAAGCCATCAAAAACCTGTTTACGCGTGCCTGTCACGGTTACCTTACGTTTGCAATTGGTACGCCGCCCACTTATACTAATGGTTGCCTTGTCACTAAAGAGAGGACAATCAAACGTAACCTCGATGTCATCATAACGGCGAATCCTCAAGATATACTCCGCTAGTTTCAGCTGTCGTTTGAGATCTTTGCGTGTGATCATAGATTGTTAGCCCTTTCATCGATAACCTTACCTTGTATTTAGTATATTACTACAGA